AGGAAGAGGAAACCCGCTGCCCCAAAGAACGCGGCGCGTACGGATTTACCATTTTGCATATTTGCATGATTCACATTTTAGGAGACACATGGCAGGCAAAGGTCCAGCGCCTAAGGACGCAGAACAACGCAGACGCAGAAACGTTGACCCAGTACCCACTCAGGTGGTTACTCAGGACGGCATTTTGCGCGGTCCAGATCTGCCAGCTGGGTATCCTTGGCACTCACAAACATTCCGCTGGTGGGACACTTGGCGCAAGTCGGCGCAAGCTGTCACTTTCACTGATACTGATTGGGATTTTTTAATCGATACAGCGTTGTTGCACTCGTCTTACTGGAACGGTGACAACGTAGGAGCAGAATTGCGACTCCGAGTCGCGAAGTTTGGCGCTACACCTGAGGACAGAATGCGACTTCGGTTGCAGATCGACGGTGAAGCAGAGGGGGCCAAATCGAACAAGACCCTGTCTGATCAGCGACGGACTCGTTTGTTGAGAGTGGTGGGGGAAGTTGACCAAGAAGAAACGACAACAGAGTAGCTTTATCTCGCTCGGTTGGGACGCGATTGACTGGATTGAGACTTATCTAGTTCACGGCCCAGGCGACGTGCAGGGTGAAGCCATCACTTTAGACGACGAACAAGCGGCTTTCGTATTGAAGGCCTATGAATTGGACAAACATGGGCGGCGAGTTACACGGCGAGCTTTCTTTTCTCGACCAAAAGGTCGTGCGAAGTCGGAGCTTGCTGGAATGCTCGTTTGCTTTGAGGCTCTCGGCCCTGCTCGCTTTGACCGTTGGGACGCCTTCGGCAATCCAATCGGACGACCAGTCCAGTACCCGTTCATCAGATGCCTAGCAACTGAAGAGCAACAATCAGGCAACACATACGACAACGTTCGTTACATGCTCGAGCACATCAGGACCAACTTCGGCACTGAGTATCCAGGCATTGATGTTGGCCTCACACGCACTTTTTTAAAAGGTGGCGGCGAAATCGTCCCATCAACAGCAGCATCGGCATCAAAAGACGGTGGAAAAGAGTCTTTTGCCGTAGCTGACGAAACACACCTTTATTCGAGCCCCGAGCTCAAGCGAATGCACGAAACCGTAAGGCGTAACCTCGCCAAGCGGAAAGCTGCAGACCCTTGGATGCTGGAGACATCGACCATGTACTCGGTTGGCGAGGAATCAATCGCCGAGCAAACGCACCGCTTATGGATTTCGATACAAGAAGGCCGCACAAAAAATCCAGGCCTGTTATTCGACCACAAGCAAGCGCCCGAGGTGCCCGACCTGCAAGACAGTGAGCAGCTTAAAAAAGCACTTGCTGTCGTGTATGGGCCAGCTTTTAAATGGCTAGACGTGCCGCGTCTAATGGCCGAAATACAAGACCCGATGACAAAAGCATCGGACGCACGACGTTATTTTTTAAATCAGCCGTCCACAGATACCGACCGCTACATGAACATCACAGCATGGAACGCAGCGGCCGAGCCTGAGGAACTGGCAGAAGGCACCGAGGTTGTTCTCGGGTATGACGGTTCGCGCAAAGACGACGCCACAGTGCTTGTTGCTTGCAGAATTGAAGACGGCAAGATCTTTCAACTCGAGTGTTGGGAACGACCGCCTGGTCCTGCGGGCTACGGTTGGGAAGTACCAAGAGTCGAAGTTGACGAAGCTGTTCGAATCGCATTTGCAAAGTACAAAGTCCACAAGATCTGGGCCGACCCTTCAGGTTGGCAGTCTTATTTGGACGCTTGGAACTCAACTTTCGCCGATAAAGTGGTAGCGGTTTACCCTTCCAGCCAGCGCAAGCTGATGGCACAGGGACTTGACAGATTCCTTGAAGACGTACTCGAAGGACGCCTCAAACACAACGGCGCACCCGAGCTGACAAGGCACGTGACGAACGCGGTACCGACACGGTACGGCCAAGTAATGAAACCTTCTCAGAGCCACAAGATCGACGGCTTAATCGCTGCAGTTCTTGCCTACCTAGGCCGCACCGAGGCGCTTGTTAATCCTGAGCCCGTTGCACCAAAAGTCACTTACCACTCTATTCAAGTCTAGGAGCAACATGAAGCGTTTTGATTTTAGTCTCGCAGTTGAGGTCGTTGGCGTTGCGTTGGTAACGGTCGGACTTGCGTTGTTCTCTCCACCGATTGCATTAATCGCTCTCGGTTCTTTCCTCGTTTGGGCTACAGAAAAGGCTGATTAATGACCGCTGGCATTTATAACACCACTATCGACCAAGGCTCAGTGTGGTCTGTTGTGTTGGTGTATACTGACTCAAATAACGCCCCCGTCAACTTGACTGGCTACACAGCCGCCATGCAGCTTCGACAGAATTACAATTCTGACGTTGCAGATCTGACTTTGACCACCGCAAATGGCGGCATTACAATCGTCGGTGCTACTGGCACTATCACAATCAACGCCACAGCAGCGCAAACTGGAGATCTCGACCCAGGTTTTTACGTTTATGACTTAGAATTGACATCGGGTTCCAACATCTCTCGCCTAATCCAAGGCCAGTTGACCGTAGCAGAGCAGGTGACACGATAATGGCCAATAAAGTCACAATCAACGAGACCAACAATACAGTTGAGATCTCGGCTCCAGGCCCACAAGGTGCTCAAGGACCAACGGGTCCAACGGGTGCTACAGGCCCAGCTGGTGCTACAGGCGCAACAGGCCCAGTCGGTGCTACAGGTGCCACGGGTCCAACAGGCGCTACAGGCAACACAGGCCCGACAGGCGCAACTGGTTCAACAGGTCCAGTCGGCGCAACAGGACCAACAGGCGACACAGGACCAACAGGTCCAACAGGAGCCACAGGTCCACAAGGTATTCAAGGCGACACAGGCGCAACAGGGCCGACTGGCCCAGTTGGTGCAACTGGTCCCACAGGTTTAACAGGCGCAACTGGAGCCACAGGCCCAACAGGCGACACTGGAGCCACTGGCCCGCAGGGCATTCAGGGTGTTCAGGGCATCCAAGGCGAAACTGGTGCGACTGGTCCAATAGGCGACACTGGAGCGACAGGCCCAACGGGCGCGACAGGCGCAGCTTCAACAGTGCCTGGTCCAACAGGTTCAACAGGCCCAGCTGGAGCAACAGGCCCAACAGGCCCACAAGGTGAAGCCTCAACCGTGCCTGGCCCAACTGGAGCAACTGGCCCAGCGGGTGCCACAGGTCCAACAGGCGCAACAGGACCTCAAGGAATAGCAGGCCCAACAGGCGCAACTGGCCCACAAGGCGCGGCTGGTGCGAATGGCGGCTCTACTAGCCTGTTCGACTACAACGCAGACACTTCGGCTACTTCGGGCGACCCTGGCGCGGGCGACATACGTTGGAACAACGCTACACAGATCAGCGCAACTTCGCTTCTGATCGATCACTTAGACGTTAATAGCAACGACATTGATGTTTTTATTGCCCTGCTTAAAGCAGACGACTTTATTATCGTTCAAGACCGAAATGTTCACACTAATTTTCAGAAGTTTAAAGTCACAGCGGCAGCGACCATTCTTGGTGGCTACAGCAGCGTCCCAGTAGTTCTAGACTCCTCAGGCGGCACTGGCACGACCAACTTCAGCAACTTCGAAGCTCTTGCATTGTTGCTCATCAATGTCGGCCTTACAGGTGCGACTGGTCCAATCGGTCCGACAGGCCCACAAGGCGCAACTGGAGCAACAGGTCCAGCTGGTGTAACTGGAGCAACAGGCCCACAAGGCGAAACAGGTCCAACTGGAGCAACGGGCCCAGCGGGCGCGAATGGCGCAACTGGAGCAACAGGCCCACAAGGTGAAACTGGCGCTACAGGCCCAACAGGCCCAGTCGGCGCAACTGGCGCGGTCGGCCCAACAGGTGCAACAGGCCCACAAGGCATTCAAGGAATCCAAGGTGTTCAAGGCATTCAGGGCGAAGTCGGTCCAACAGGCCCAACAGGCCCAGTCGGTGCAACAGGTCCAGCAGGAGCCACAGGTCCTGAAGGTGCCACAGGTGCAACTGGTCCACAAGGAATCCAAGGCGGTGTCGGCGCTACTGGTCCTACAGGTCCAGCTGGAGCCACAGGTCCTGCGGGTGCAACAGGAGCAACTGGTCCACAAGGAATCCAAGGCGACACAGGGGCTACAGGCCCAAGCGGCGCAACAGGCCCAAGCGGCGCAACAGGCGCAACAGGCCCAAGCGGTTCAACTGGTCCAACTGGAGCAACTGGTCCACAAGGCGGGGATAATCCAGTCGTTGACTATATCGACGGTGGGGCAAACGCTGCTGTCATTACTGGCGACGTGATCTACAATTCGGGGTTGTCTAACGCAAGTAGTTGGACATACATCATCGACGCAGGTGCGTCAGTAACAACCTTCTAACAAAGAGAGAAAGAAGCCACTATGACAGCAAGACTCCAAAACCGCCGAGATACGGCAGCAAACTGGACATCTAATAACCCAACCCTTGCTGCTGGCGAAATCGGCTACGAAACCGACACCACGAAGTTCAAGATCGGCGACGGCGCAACTGCTTGGAGCTCTCTTGCTTATGCTTATGCCGCTGGTGCTACGGGTCCAACAGGTGCAACAGGCCCAACTGGTGCAACTGGTCCAACAGGTGCGACTGGTGCAACAGGTCCAACGGGTGCAACAGGTCCAACGGGTGCAACAGGTCCAACGGGTGCAACTGGCGACATCGGCCCGACAGGCGCAACAGGACCCGAAGGAGCAACAGGTCCAACAGGTGCCACTGGCCCAACAGGCGCTACTGGCCCAACTGGTTCTACAGGTCCAACTGGTGCAACAGGCCCAACAGGTGCTGGCGGTGTTGAAGCCATCAATGCACAAACTGGAACTACATACACTTTTGTGCTAACAGACCGCGACGACTTGGTGACTGCATCAAACGCGTCCGCACAAACCTACACTATCCCACTCAATTCATCTGTGGCTTTTCCAACTGGCAGCCTCATTAACTTAATTCAGATCGGCGCTGGACAAGTAACTGTTCAGGGCGCTGGTGGTGTCACCGTTGCTTCAACTGGTGCTACTGCAACAACTCCGAAAACAAGAGTTCAGTATTCATCACTTACATGCATCAAGGCTGCAACCGACACTTGGTATGTAGTAGGAGATATTGCCTAATGCCTATTCTTGG